GCTGCTCAGCGAGGCCGGACTGCTCCTGGTCAGAGATCGGTTGTAGGCTGTGGCCGTAGATTGATAATAACCGTTTTCCCCGCCAGCAAATATGACATAATCGCCCACGCTCGCAGCAGCATGGCTCCAGACAGCAGCATTTAGGTTGGGAGCAGACCCCCGTGTCAGGGCTGTGTTGTATGTATCCACTGTGGATACATACGTGTTCGCATCCTGCCCGCCGGCGAACAGGGCGTAATTGCCGACCGTCCCTCCTGCGTGGCCGCACCGGACAGTGCTCATCGCTGTGATTGGGCCATAGCTCACCAGCTCTTTTTCTCCGCTCCAAAACGGCCTCGCGACGCCGCCGACTCCAATGTATCCCCGCCTGATTTTCCTGGCCTTTCCCCCCACCCCGAAATACGATTTTCGGACCCTCCGGGCGGTGTTTTCGTTGCCCTGTTTGAATTGCTCGAGGGTGCCTTCAAACAGGCAATCACCACACTGGTATTTATCCGGATTTGTATGAATGCGTGTAATGCGAGTTGACCTGCACGCGCTTCTAGGGCATATCAGTTTAATATCCGATACACCCACATAGATTCCCTTCGCCATGCCAGTAACCCTCACTCATAGACAAAATAAATTTCCCCAGTCGCCAGAGACGATGAACCTGCGGTCAGATCCGCCGTCCCCGCCCGGATGTTCCGCACCTGGGCCGTCCCCAGCGCGGTGACGGCGCTGGCATTTGCCAGGACACGCCCACCCAGCGTCCCAGCGCTGACATCCGCTGCGGCATGCGTGTGCGCCGCCGGCTGAAAACTGCTGGGCCTCCCCGTGATGGTCCCCCAGGCGTGGGTGTGGCTCTTCCCGGCATACAGCTCACTCAGCGCCGCCTTGATCCGGCTCCACAGCACCCGCTTGGGGACGTTCTCCGCCGCGCTGTCCGTGATCACCACCCCATCGTTGTCCACCGGCTGGTCCTTCAGTTCCGCCCCGGCCAGCGCCTTGGAGATGTCCATCTCCGGCAGCTGCTCCGCCGGGACTTTCCCATCCGGCCCCAGCCCGGCCCGCTGTTTCAACTCCCGGTCGATCACGTCCATGTTCCCGTTCAGGACGTCCACACGGACATTGTCGCTGTCCCCCGGTTTTTTCAGTTTGTAGTTTGTCGTTTCCGTCATACGCTCTCCCCCTCCAATGCCTGGCCCCAGGTGTGCTGCGCCATCGAGCCCCAGGTCCGTCCGGCCAGCTCGCCCCAGGTGCGGTACCGGAACTCATACCGCAGGGCCAGATGGGCCGGTATGGTCATTTCCAGTGCGGATTTGAGTCCGTTCAAATCCTCCGGGATGCCCAGCTCCCCCACGAACGTCACCGTGATGGTGCTGCCGTCAAACCCCACATCCACCACGCCGTTCCGCCATGCGTCCGCCACCGCCTGGATCTGTGCCAGGGTCACCGGCCCGCCGCTGCGCCATTTTGCAATGACGGCAGAGCGCCGGTCCTCCAGCGATGCCCCCGGCCTGGGGCGCAGCCCCGCCAGCCGCTCCTCCACCGGGAGTTGCCAGGTGAGCTCCGCCAGGCGGATCTGCACCGGGAGCGCCTCTGTCTCCCGGCCCAGTCCCTCCAGAAGGCCCTGTACCGCCCCGCACAGGGCCAGGATCCACGGGTCTGTGCGGTATGCCGTGGGCAGGTTACGGAGCATACCGCACCACCACCTCTCCCAGTACTGCGGCCTGTTTGGAGGCAGCCCGGATGTTCACCGTCCCGCCGTTGACCGTCAGGCCGGTGTAGTCCTCCACCCCGGGCGCCTCCAGGATGGCCGCGCCGATGCGGGCAAAACTGGCCTCATAGGCGTGGTCTGCGGCCAGCACTGGCCGATAGGCCTCCAGGGCGATCTCCGTCAGATAGGCGCCCACACGCGCCCGGATGGCCTGTGTCACCGTCTCCTGGGCGGTCTCCTCGGATTTTGTGACCTGCATGGAGAGGTTCAGTTTGACCTCCCCCGCCGCTGCGGCATAGCATTTTGCCCCAATGGGGGCCGCGCCCTCTCCCAGGCCCCGGCTCCCCGGGTCAATGTGTGCCTGGACCTGCTCCACCAGCTCCCGGCTGGCGGGCTTCCCGAACTGGTCGATGAGCACCACCCCAACCGTGTTGGCCCCCTTCTCCAGGGGGTAGACCTGTACGCCACCCACCCCGGGCACCTCCATGGCCCAGGTAAGATAGTGGTACTGGTTCCCGCTGGTGGGCGGGGTGCGCAGCCGCACCAGGAACCGGGCATAATAGGCCGCGTCCGTCTCTGCCTCATAGCCCTCTGCCATGGGGGCCTCGTTGATGGCGGACACGATCCCCGCCACCTGGACGGGCATCAGGGACACCGCCCGGGCGGGCAAATTCCCTGCCGCCCCCGCCGTCACGCACTGCACCGGGACCTTTGCCGTCCCTGCCGCCTCCACCTGGGCCGTGGCCGCATACTGAATGCCGCCATGGCTCTCAAACAGGGTCCCGGCGGGCACCGTCCCCGTCCCGGTCACCGTCACCTCGCCCCGGGCGAATGTGGCTGCGATCCGCTCCAGCCCCGTCCTGGGCACGATGTACCGGTCCAGGTCCTCCCCGCTCAGGTTTTCCGGATCCAGCCGCCGTTTTGCCTCCTCCAGATCCAGGCTCACCTGGGCTGTGGGGATGGCGGCCCCCGCCAGCCAGTCGTATGTGGGGTATCCGATGGTTTTCTGATAGCTGTCCGGCACCGCCGCCAGCATCTGGGCCAGGATCTCATCCCCTTTGGACATCAACATTCACCTCCACGCTCTCTCCGGTGTGCAGCACCGCCGTGAACTCCACCACGCAGGTCCGTCCCTCCCGGGACAGGCGCAGCTCCCGGATCTCCCGCACCGCCGGGTTATAGCTGGCGGTCTCCCGCACACCTCGTTCCAATTCCGCCGCCGCCAGGCCCTGGGGCAGCTTCCCGCCGATCAGGTCCCGTGGCACGCCGTATTTTTTCGCCCCCTGGGTGCGGTAGATGGGGATGCGGTCGATCTGCTGCCGCAGGGCCAGCTCGAACCACTGCCTGACCGCCTCCACGCCGCTGCGCTCTACCAGCGCGCCGTCCCGCAGCAGGAACCGCCCCCTGTCTGCGTCAAATGCCGGAACTCTGCCCACCGTCTCCGCCGCCTGGGCGGGGATGTCCTGGGGCAGTTCCGGGAAAATACTCCTCATGGCTCCTCCAATCTCCCCAATATCACCAGGGTTTTCCCCATCCAAATGCAGGCGGCCCGGTCCCCCACCTGCCAGGGCAGGCGCTGGATGGTGTGCTCCGTCACCGTGTAGCCCGGCGCACCCTCCACCACCGCCAGGGCGGCAGGGGGCGCCATCACCTCCCCATCCAGCAGGGAGATGGTCAGGGGCGCGGTGGATACCACCCGCCCCTCCAGCCCGGGCGGCCCCTGTTTTTGGGGGCGCATAGCCCGCGCCAGTTCATAGTCCCATGACACCTCGCTCCGCCTCCTATCCAGCCTCGATCACGTCTGCGTTTCCGGCGGCCCGGCCCGCTGCCGGGTCCCGGACGGTCACGCTCATGGTGTGCGACGGGCCATAGTGATGGACCACCTCCGTCACACGCAGGTCTCCGGCCACTCCGAACGTGTTGGGGGCGAACCGCAGCAGGACGCCGCTCTCCACCTCGTCCGTCCCCCACAGCTCCTCCACCGTCCGCTCCTGGGTCAGCCGGTCCCCCTGATCCAGCAGGGTCCGGATGCGCTGCCGGGCCTGGGCTGGGTCCTCGTCCCCGCTCAGCCGCTCCACCGCCTGCAATAGCCCATACCGGGCCACGCTCTGGGGGTTGTAGCCCCGGCCCAACTCCTGTACCTTGTCCCCCCGGCCTCCCGTGAGGACCACCGAGTTGACCAGCGCCTCCATGCTGTCCCGGCCGGAGACCGGCCCTTTGGCGGTGGTGATGTCGAACGGGGCCAGGTTGTCCGCCGGCTTGTGCCAGGCCGTGATGGCCTGAGTGGGCAGCTCCGTGACAGACAGCGCCCCGCCCCGCACCCGGCGCTTGTACTGCTTCCCGGTCTCCGCGGAGCACACCGCCAAAATGTCCTGGAGGATGGTCTCCGGGGTGTCCCCCGTCCACACCTCCGTAATCCGGGTGGGCAGGCTGGGGAGGGCCCCCGCCCGGATGCCCGCCTTGGCGCACATCCGCCGGATGGCGTCATCCGCCGCGGCGTTGGCCGCCTGAAAGACGATCTCGCTCTTGGTGAGGTACCAGCCCTGGTCGTTGGCGGTGACGCTGCCGTCCAGCCCCACCGACAGCACCACCCCGGCAAACAGCTCCGTCCCGTGGTTGACCACCCTCAGCTGGTCCCCCGGCTGGATCCCCGGCCAGGTCATGTATTTGTCATAGCTGTCGTGGCGCAGGGCCTGGAACGTCAGCTCCACGCTCAGCGCCTCCAGCACATCCCGGGCCTGGGGCTGGCGCACCCATCGGGTGATGTCCTCCGCCCCTCCTCCGGCCCGATAGAGGTAAAATCTGTGGTCGTCTACATAGTCCCGGCCCATCTCTGCCTCCTACAAAAACCGGTATTCCCGGAACGTCAGGGAATAGGCGATGTCCCCGTTTCGCCTGACCTTCCATTCAAACTCGTCCACGCTGCACGCCGCATTAAACCTGCAGACGCCGCTCCCGTCCAGCAGGGTGAGCCGGAATGGGACCCGCCTCTCCCGGTTGCGCCGGATGAAATCCACATAGCGCCAGCCGTCCTCTACCGCCTCCGGCGGCATATACAGGGGCCTGCGCCCCACCGGAAACACTCCGGACAGCGGGATGGACCATAGGCCCATGGGGCCCAGCGTGTTGAAGTCCCCGCTGATCCCCTCATAGGTCCCGTTGCGCTGTGCCTGCTCCGGCCCAAAATCCGGCGGTACCGAGGGCCATACCATGACCTCCTCCAGGTTGTTCACACTCAAAATCAGCTTGTACATACCCGCCTCCTCAGCTGTTCGCCGCCGCGCGCAGCACCCGCTGGGCGATGATCTGCCCCAGCTGGTCGGCAAATGCGGTGTTCCCCACCACGTTGCCCTGCACCGTCACGTTGACCGTGATGCTGGGACCTCCGGCCATCCGCCGGGAGACATCGTGGGGGATGATCCTGGTCCCGCTGGGCAGGTCCACGATCTCGCCGCCCCGCTCGTTGATCCGGGTCAGGCCGCCGGAGAAATAGGGGGTGCCCAGGGCGTGGCCCCGCAATTTGTCCATCACCCAGCCGCCGGCGGATTTTACCCCCTTGTAGATGCCGCCGATGATCGGGGTCGATTCAATGGCCCCGTCCAGGCTGCTCAGCTTGTCCCCGATCCAGTCGAAAAATCCGGCCACCCCGGATTTGGCGGAGTCAAACGCCCAGGTGATGCTGTCCCGGATCCCGCCGAACAGCTCCGTGGTCCGCTGCCACAGGTCGGCGGCGCAGGCCTTCACCTCGTCCCAGTTGCCAATGAGCAGCCCACCGGCGGCCACAGCTGCCATGATGCCCAGCACCATGGGGTTGGCCGACATCACCGCCGCCGCAGTTTTCCCAAACAGGAACAGGTTTTTCCCCAAAAAAATCAGGTCTGTGGCCAATTTCAACACTTTTACGGTGGCAAACGCCCCCGCCAGGCCAAACAGGGTGCGTTTCACCGTGTCCCCGTTCTCTGACAGCCACTGAAACCCCCGGCTGGCCAGATCCAGCCCCCGGGCCAGCCCCTGGTCCAGCTGCTCTCCCAGCCGGGCCAGGGTCCCGTCCTGCTGCCACTGCTCCAGCTTTCCGGCCAGCTGGGCCACAGAGCCCTTCAGCCGCTCCATGGCCGACCCGGCCCGGATGCTGCCGTCATTGCTCATGCCCACCATCTCGGCCAGGGCGGATTTGGTCACGCCGGTGACGGTGGACCACAGGCCCTTCATGGTCCCGGCCTGCTTCTCCATGCCTCCGGCAAATTTATCCTCCATCAGGGAGATCAGCGCCTGATTGAACTTCTCCTGGTTGACGATCTGGCCCTTGTTGTTGACGATCTGGACCTTGCGGAACAGCTTCTCCCCCTGGGCCACCACCATGGCCTTGGTGATGCCAAATTCTTTCAGCCGCTCCAGTTCTCCCGTCTGGGCATCGATCAGGGCCTCCGTTGCCTGGTCGAAGCTCTTGTTGGTGGCCGCCGCCATGTCTCCCGCCCGGGTGAGCCACTGCTCCGCGCTCATCCCCATGGCCTCGAACTTGGCCGCACCCTCCACCAGTTCGCCCCCCTCAAAGGGGGTCCGGTTGGCCAGGTCCACCGCGTACTTCATAATGCCCGCGGCCTTCACCGTGTCCTTGGTGGCCGTCTCCAGCTGGAGGCGGTAGCCCTCCAGGTCCATGGCCTCAGACAGGCCGGTTTTGACCCCCAGGGCCGCCGCAGCGCCCCCGGCGGCCAGCCCCAGCTTGCCCAGGGAGCGCACCGCCCGGGAGCAGGCGTCCGCCGTTTTCCGCTGGAACCGCTCCACCGTCCGGGTGGCGGCCAGCATCTCCCGGTTGACCCCCTTGACCTGTTTGGCCGCCTTCACCAGCCCGCCGCTCATGTTGTCCCGCAGGTTCAGGATGGTGTGGATGACCTTCCGTCCCATTACCGCTCACCTCCCGGCAGCACTCTGGCCAGGCCCAGGGCCGTCCCGGCCTCTCCCAGCTCCATCTGCTCCTCGTAGTACAATGCCCGCGCACCCTCCAAAAATCCACGCTGGGCCGGGCTGGTCCTGGACAGTTCCTCCAGGGACCAGCCCCGCACCGCGTAGAACGCAAACAGTCTCAGCAGAGGGTCGCGGGCGATCAGTTTTTTACCGTATCCAGGCCCGGGTCCTCCGGGGCCTCTCCGTCCTCATCGGTCCTGGGCCGCTCTTCTGGGAGCAGCCCCAGGAACCGTAGGGCCTGGCCGCCCAGCTGGTCCTGCTCTGCTACGGAGAATAGGGCGTCCAGCACCCCCATGGGGTCGTCCTGGCATCCCAGGGCGGCGTGCAGTTCTGTGTCCCTCAGCTGGGGGCACACGTCGTACAGGGCGTGGCGGCCGCACTCCAGCCCCTCCAGGGGGGTCTGGGCCGCCGTCAGTTCTCCATACAGCTGGAGGATGACCGATTTGTCCGGGGTCCTGGCCTCCAGCCCCTCCCCGGAGCCGGGGAGGGTCAGCAGCCCCACCCGGAACTTGTCCTGCTCCCGCTGCTCCCGCCGGGCCAGCAGCTGCTCAAATGTCATTTTGCTCATCGGATCGCCTCCAGATTTTTGGCGTAGACGGCCTTAAACGGCAGCTCTCGCTCCACGCCCTTCTTGGCCTCGATGTTGGCCAGGGCCACCTCGGTGAACACCACCCCGGACAGGGACCACCGCTCCCGGGCTGCGCTCCCTCTCCGGCCCAGGGAGGTCATAATGACGATGTCCGGCATAATGCCCGTGCGGTAGCCCTCCGCAATGGCCAGCTCCAGCCGGCTGTCCGATTTCCGGTCGGTGATGGTCCCCTCAATGGAATAGCCGTTGTATTCAGGGAAACTGGCGTCCTCTCCGCAGAATGCCATGTCCTCAAAATCGCCGGTCATTTTGACCTCGATTTTGGTGGCCAGCACATCCCGCTCGCCGTTGATGTACACAGCGGAGGTGCTGCCGTGCATGATTTTCTTGTACTGATCCATGCGTTCTCCTCCTTACATCAGGGTGACCACGAACCGCAGGTCGGCCATGGTCCCCAGGATCTTCACATCACCCGCCAGGAACAGCTGCCGTTTGAACGGGGTGGCCAGCACTCTGCCGTCGTCCCAGTCGGCTGCCTCGGTCTTGCCCGCGCCGATCCAGGCGTTGCGCTGGCTCTCCACGTCCACCTGAGCGGTGTTGTCGTGCTCCGGATCCAGCACGTTCTCCTCCCCCAGCTGGCGGAAATACTCGTTCACCGCCGCCAGGAACAGCATCTGGTTGGCAGTGGAGTTGCGGTATTTGCCCATGTAGTCCTGCCTGAATGCCTGGGCGATGTCGTCCCGCATCATGTCCATGGCCTCCACCGTCTCGATGTATTTCATGTCCTCGGTTTTTCCGGCTCCATCCACCGTGGTCAGGGAGTTCACGTCCACCCCCACCCGGACCTGGTCGTCCACGTTGATGAGGATGAATTTCCCGCTGCCCACCGCGGCCTCCGGGTCCTCCGGCATCTCCACGCTGGTCAGGTTGGCGCATAGGGCGTTGGTGGCCCCGCGCTCCACGTTGCAGGCGGCCAGCAGGCCGGCCAGGCTGGGGGTATATTTGTCTCCCGTCTGTTTGCCCCGGTCGTCGGCAAAGACCACATTGGCGTTGGTCAGGTTGACGATGTGCATACAGTCCGGGGCCGAGGCGTTGTAGATCACCGCTTTCCAGCTCTTCTCCTCCTTCTCCCGCGCCTTGATCCAGCTGGTCAGGTCTGTCCAGTCCTTGGTCGCCCCGCCGCATACCGTGACCCAGCCGGTCTGTTCCCTCTGGACCAGTACGGCCAGGGCCTGGGCCAGCTGCCCGGAGGTTCCGATTTTGACCACCGCCACCCGCAGGGGGCCAAACCCCAGGGCGTCCCGGATGTACTGTTCATTCTGGGCGGTAAACTCCCCCTCCGGGATCTGGGTGGCGTCGCTGAACCGGTAATAGGGCCCGCCCGCGCCCTCCGTGTCGTCCTTCACGATCAGCACCGCCACCCCACGGGCGGAGCGCTGAATGAATGTTCCCGCCAGCTGGCGGAATGTAATGCTGATGCTGGGCAGATGCACTGCCATGCAAATCACTCCTCTCCTCTGTGTCCCCCGCCCTCCGGCATGGGGTTTATCCTCTCGTATACCGCTGGCTCAGGGCCTCCATGCGTTCGCCTGCCGGCTCCTCCGGCACCAGATCCAGCCGCAGCTCCAGCGCGGCCTCCAGCACGCCGTCGGTCACCGTGAACGACAGGCCCTCATCAATGGGGATCACGTCCTCCCCCACCGGCACCCCGCCCCGGAAGGCCAGCCCCAGGGCCTGCCGCATGGCCAGGTTGTCCAATTTTGGGCGGCTGCGGTCCCGGGCAAAAAAGTAGATGCGGAATGTCACCTCTGTTTCCACCCGGTCCTCCACCGCCGCGGCCTCCCGGCTCTCCTCCAGGTCGATTTTCACCGACGGCCGCAGGATGGGCCGACTCAGATCCTCCGCGGACAGCTCCGCCCCCGTCCCGGACTGGGCCGCCGCCTGCTCCGCCAGGGCGCACACCGCCCGGTTCACCTCCAGCAGTGTCATTTGATGTCCACCGCCTCCTCCAAATACTCGTCCAGATCGGTGTAGAACTGGCCCTCAAACTCCTTGGCCGCCAGCTCAAACACATGATGGCCCCGGACAAACCCCACCTCTGTGCCGTCGTGGGTCACCATCCGGTGCCCCTCCTCGATGAGGTGGGCGTGGGGGGCGCTGGAGTACACCCGGACTGCGTCCGCGCCGTTGTACCGATAGACCTTGCCCCGTTTGATGGATTTCTTATAGGTCCCCGTTTTCGTCCCCAGCGCCCGGGCCCGGGCCTTGGTTTTGCGCAGCAATTTGCTGCCCTCCTGCCGCAGGAATTTTTTCTGCGATTTCCCATAGGCCCGTCCCACCGCCTCCAGGTCTCTGGAGAACTGCTGGAACTGGCGGCCGTCAAACCCCTGGGACACGGTCAT